CCTACGGGGCTATAGATAGTATATTCGCGACCTTGCACGAATAACTTACGATTTTCAAGTATATTCCAAGGAGAGAGCTTTTGAGCTTGATCCTCGCCAAGTACACGCTTAATGCGGTTAACCATATAAGGAATATCAAAGAACTCAACGTTCCAACCAGTTATAATATCTGGATTGAAGCGTTTCCAAGTCTCGATAAACTTAAACAGTAGATGCTCTTCACTCGTACAATGAAAATAGGTCACGCGAGAATCATTTACTGTATAAGGCTTAAGCCCCATAACTACAATTTCATCGTTCTTGCGAAGAGTAATAGCAGTTATATACCTATCAGCCTGCTCAATATTAGGAAACCCACCTACCGAGTCTACCTCAATATCGATCGTAACAACCGATACGAGACTCTTATCGAATACAATATCATCAGGATATTCATCATTTATAAACGGGTATTGAAAATTTGTATGTCCGTAAAATTCAAAGCCACTTATATCCTTATAACGCTTGACGAACTGATTACACTCAGACATCGAAGCAAATTCCATCTTATCAACAATTTTACCGTCTAGTGTACGGTAGTCGCTTTGCCTTGTCTTAGATGGAACGAAAAGGTACGGCTTATACTGTATCTTCCTTGAGATACGCTGACCATTCTCGTACCCGCGAACAAGAATATGATCAAAATGCCTTGCAACGTTAGTATAGAACTTCATTATTCACCTCTTTATACTACTCATTATATAATAGTATAAGCAACATAGCAATAAAAAGTGAGGGGGCCTTTTAGCCCCCTCATATTAGCACTTACTCAAGTATAGTAAGTTAGCGTTTAATGTACCTAATGATCGCATTCTACTCTCGTAGCCTTTTACATCATGTGCAGCATCAATATACTGTATATAACTAGGCTCAGTAGAGAAGATTTTCTTTAATTTAGATAATATGAACGACATTAGTCTCTGAGAAACTGCTTATCAGTTGCACTAGCGTCCTTTACCTCAATCTTACGAGGCTTCTTATTATCTGGGATAATGTTCTCAAGCCAGATCTTAAGAATGCCGTTTACAATTTCAGCACCCTCAACCACTACAGTATCTGCTAGATTAAATGAACGATGGAAGGGGCGAGTAGCAATACCCTTATAGAGTACGTTTGCTAGATTCTTTTCATCACTATCAAGCTTACCAGATACTACTAGCTTACTATCGGCTAGTTCAATCTCGATATTCTGCTTGCCGAAACCAGCAACGGCTATTTCGATAACATACTTGTTATCGTCGACCTTTACAATATCGTACGGGGGATAATTAGCAGCCTTTAGAGTATTGTTAGCTACTTCTGAGAGACGCTTAACAGTGTCCTCGAAGCCAACGGAGTAAGGCGCCCAAGCGGTAAATACATTTGTCATTTAAGACCTCCTTAAAGCAAGGTTAATAAAGCAAGCCCGAAAGGCACTTGCTGATTATTTATATGGTATAATAAAAAGTTTATCGACTGTTTTTAACGGTTCTGAATGATATTTTTTACTTTATCTTCGATCTTATTTGCAATATTGATCGCTGCAGTCTTTGCATCTTCTTTTACATCACCTACTACACGCTCAACACTATTCTCAACTTCGATCTCTACCTTATCAAGAGCTGAATCAAGAGATTCATTCACTGCGCGCTCTCGCTTAATTATCCAGTAACATACACCTATTACAGCAAATACAGCTAAAATACCCAATAAAAATTCCATCTATTTTTCCTTTCTAAATAAAATTGGCTTTAAATTTGGCTCTTTATAATTAGGCCCTTTTATCACTTTCCCAAATGAATTCTTCATGGCTTTACCGTCCGGTCCCAACTTCGTCATATTGGAGCGGTGAACTTCTTCAAAAGTTTTATCGAGATCAATACCGAAAGTATGACCTGCCCCGTATATGACGTAGAGTAGATCTGTAAGGGCGTCGGCTACCTCAACAATATCTCTGTAGAGAATACCTTCTTCTAACTCTTTCAGTTCTTCTCTAATAAGTCGTACCCTAAGAAAAGTATCATCAGCAGAATCAGGAAAAGACGGGTATGTCTCTATATTCTGATCACATGCCATCATAAAATCACGAACTCTATCGAAGTTTGTTTTCATAATATCAATTCCTACTTTCGCCCTATATTATATTTAGGCACTAATTGCCAGTCAGGTTTTTCTTTATAAGATAGAACCTTAATTTGACTTAAAGGAGTGAGAGGCTCTGCTGTCCTTGCAGGATCTACTAGGCTTATAAGCCCCCACTCTTGTAACAGATTAGCAATAGTATTTCGTCTACCTAAATCCTTGTCGTCGAAGTCGGCAGGTCGGCCGTCTAATTTGAAAAGTTCTTTAAAGTGTACTAGGTAGTACTTACCTTGCTTATGTAGAATATGGCAAGATTGAAAAACGATTTTTTCTTTTTTCGAAGCTACGCCGATACGTGTAAGTGTTTCTTTTACTTTAAGAAAATCTTCATTACTTTTAAGAGTAATTTCTACCAGCCCATCAACTCTAACATTCATCTATCCACCCTTTTTAAATAACTGCTTTATATAACTGATTTCAGAGCTGGATAGAATAGATAGAGCTTGCTTAGCTTTCTTATTATTATAACCATAATACTGCTTAACAACATCTAGATTATCATCATCCATTCTCTTCACCCACTTAGCGTATCGCTTCATTGGACGAATACTATTTAGATAATATTTAAACTGGATGTCTGCATCTAGATGATGTAGTCTATTCATCTCATTAGCGTATAGTACACAGTCCGGGTAAAGAGCAAGTGCTTTGTTTACAATATAGGATGAGTAATCTTTCTTGGCCTGCTCGGGCTCTTCGTCAAATAGTTCTTTCTTATTATGTGTAATTGAATTAACAAAATCAAACGGAGTCATTACTTGAACTCCGCCTCACTCATAATTTCAATTAAGCAGGCAAGTATGTTCAACTCGCTGTCAGCAACAAATGCATTCTTATATTGATACTCAGCTAGAGTAACAATAAGTTGAGGTACCGATTGAGGTTTTACCATTTCGTTAGCATTATCGTAAATTGCGCGGAAGAACTCGCTTGCATCTACATCACTATTTTCGCTAACCCAAGACCTTACATCTTTGAAGCTCTTACGCTTCATATGACCGAGTAGAGTCTTGATATTACTATCAAATTGATTAGCAAGAATACCCGCATCGATCTTACCTGCGGCACTATAACGCTGCAGCTCGTTTAGTGTGCGGCGGAAATCAGGAAAATACTTAGTAACTACCTCAGCAATTACCTTATCGTCATACTCTACATTTTCTGTCTTGAGAATATTACAGACACGCTTAAAGAAACAAGCGGCGATCTTTGGCTTATCTTCCTTTGTAATCTTAAACTCGATAACTGAGCATCTAGAGTGCAAAGGCTCGATAATACGATTGCGATAGTTACATGTTAGGATAAACCCGCAATTCTTAGAATACTCTTCCATAAAGTTACGAAGAGCAGGTTGAGTCGAATTAGCGTTTAGATAATCAGCCTCGTCAAGTATTACATACTTACGAGAATTAGTAAACGAAACAGTAGAAGCGAAGTTTTTAATCTCAGTTCGTAGTGTATCAATATTACCGTTCATCGACCCGTTAATGACGATGTAGTCACAACCGATCTCTTCTAGCATAGCCTTAGCAGCTGTAGTCTTACCAGTACCTGCTGTACCGCAAAGTAGAAGATTAGGAATTTCTTTGTTTTTTACAAACTGCTGTAATACAGCCTTAATACTTGTAGGTAGAACACAATCTGCAATCTTCTTAGGGCGATACTTTTCAACGTATAGGAACTCGTTGAGCATGATCAATCCTCAATCTTAATGATGCGGTTGCGCTGTAGAGTTGTAGTACCATATGGCTCACAAGAGACTTTGACAAACACTTTATGGTCATATGAGCGGTCAACATATGACTTAGTCTTCCAATCGTAAGCCTTATACGTAACAGTTTCTACTTCACCTGTCTCTACCATCTTGGTATCGGAAATTCCTCGAACACGAGTAGAAACGACCTTTCCTTTATCGTCCTTGAACACGCCATCGAACCATCCCTTATTCAAATGAACTCGGTGGCTGTGAGTAACGTACCCAATACGGTCACCAGGATTAATAGTCTGGCCAAGCTTGTTCACGAAAGGTTCGGATACAAACTTATTAATAGTCTTACTCATGGTAATACCCTCACGATAAAAACATATTATAAAAAAATGGTGCCCGCAGAGAGATTTGAACTCCCGACCTATCGCTTACAAGGCGATTGCACTACCGCTGTGCTATACGGGCATACGGCCCGGGCTAACTCCCCCATACAACAGAAGAGTTTGATCTCTTATCCTACCCCCGAGCAGCACGATCGTATCCTATGTACTATTGCCCCACCTGCGCATAGGAACGCTTGATGGGTAATGGCTCCTCGGGTTCGATTCGAACGAACAACCGACGCATTAACAGTGCGTAGCTCTACCATTGAGCTACCGAGGAATATCTACAATTTAGGCGGTGACGTCGCGACGTCCAGCCATCATACCAAGTTCATTTGCACCCACTGCAGCAAAAGCAGCTGCAACCATATAACGGGTAGGAGTACCTAGACGATACTTCTGCATAATAGTACCCTTAGAGTTCGTACGACGATTTAGATAGATCGCATAACCCTGAGCACGTAGATTATGAACAAGACCACGACCGCTAGTAACGGAGAAGCGAGACTCAATCTGGCGAGCGGTCAGCTCTTCACCAGTACGAAGAGCGTTTAGAAGACGAGTAGTTGCATTCATTTTATAATTTCCTTTCAAGCACAGCAACGTTGCTGTAATATATTAATACGCTAGTATGATAAAATTATCAAGAGGTTTTAGCGGCAACCCAGTAAGTAATATCGGGTGCGGTAAACTTAACGAACGAACTATCAGGAATGCTCACGCTATACTCTCTATTAAGAAGCTTCATATTTTCTACCTTAAAAGATACCTTAAAGCTACTTGAACATTCACCTACCTTGATCTGATAACTATCTGTAGTTGAGTTCTTATCATTACTAGCGTAGATAAGAATATCGTCGGAGTCTTCATCAGAGCGAATACTAATATCTGGTAGTTCTAGTATACTAGCTGCTTTGATTACATTACTAAGAGAAGTATAATCAAGATTAAACGTAGCTAGAATATTATTAAGAGGTACTTCCTTATAAGGTGATACTTTAATCATAGAAGGTTCAGCGTAAGTGTACTTAATCTTACTATTATTTGTCTTAATAGTAAGTTGATTATCTCCTAGATTCATCTCACCGTCAGGCATTACCGACAGTGCACCTAGAAACTTGCTTAGTTCGTAAATAGCAAATTCCCGTGGAATTTCTTCATCAATCCTGGCTATGGCCAGGATCGCATGCTCCTTATCAATAGTAGAAACAACATTACCCGGCTTGAATAGTAGAGACGGATTAATGTTATTAAAACTCTTGAGAATCTCAAGAGTCTTATTACTAAACTTCATTACTTCTTGCCTCCGATCTTTTTGCCTCCGATCTTTGATGCGTCTGCAGTTGCTGATGCCCCGATAGAAGCGAGGTCAGCTAGAGAGCCGCCAAAGATCATCATACCGACATGTTGGGTTTGCATCCACGGGCAAAGCCAGATTTTACCGCCTGCCTTTCTAAGGTGTTGACAAAACATGTAATCTTCTGAGAGATAGCGCTTGGACTCAGGGTCGATAATACAGTCAAAGTAAGCCATAATCTCCCTAGAACCGTCAAAGTGTTGAGTTCTAATATGATCTGGTCGATACCTTTGTTCGGGATACTTTTCGTCATAAAGCTCAAAAGCTCTACGGCGAATCATCATAAAGCCTGTACCTAGTTCTAGGACTTCAGCTGGCTCACCGATTGGAATAGCGCCATTACCGGCTACTGGATTGAACACGTAATCACCAACGTAGCGATCTAGTACGTTAGGATCTTCATCAGCCATACCCTTATCTACAGCTTGCTTAACCTTTTCCCATGAGATGCACTTCTTAGGATACGGTCCACCGATTACATCATAAGGAGAATCATCTGACTGTAGAGCCATAAGAGTAATAATATCGTTGGGATTAAATCCGATATCACTATCAATAAACATCATATGAGTACAATCGCTGCGAAGAAATTCGTCACAACAATAATTACGCGCACGAGTAATAAGAGATTCATTAAATAAGAAGTAGTGTCTTAGTTCAATTCCATACCTAACACACATTCCTGTAAGATCGGCAATTGAGCGGGTAAACATTCCCGCACACTGACCCCCGTACATAGGAGTTGCTACGAATAGCTTACGCTTACGTAGTTCTTCAAGACTAATCTTAATTTCCATTATAACCTCTCTTTTTAAGACGACATGTTATATAGTATCATAACTTATAATTTAGTACCTAAGATTTTTCAAATACGTTATTTTTATACTTGATAGTTTTTTCAAAATATTCTATATATTGGATATGAAAAAGAGCCTCGCCCGTGCTCGAGCAGAGCATGATAAGTTTCTTACGAAGATGGGTGTTCACCCGTCTCAGCTTAAGGAGAAGAAGAAAATGGGTAATTATTACGGTGCGCGTCGTGCAGGTGCTAAACCTGTAGAAGAAAAGGTGTTTCTCGAAGACTTTTCTGCGTATAAGAATACTGGCAAGGTTAAGGGTATTCTCGCTAATCTGCATAACGAGCCCGAGTATGTTCAGCAGCAAGTCCGTGCTCTTCAGTCTCGGGTTATGCCCCTATATAATAAGGGCGGCTACCAGCTTGCTCTCAAGAATGAGGACCTATCTACTGTAGGTGCCCGTAGCCGTCGCGGCTAAAAGTTTGGACCCGTTGACTAATGGATAAGTCAACAGACTTTGTTTTATAAATAGGGTTATCGCCCCCTGCCCCCACATCGGCCTTCTAAGCCGATCCTCAACGTGGGATGGACGGTACGAGGTTCGATTCCTCCAGGGGGCCCCACACTACTATGAAGCAAAAAAAAATGTATATAAAAAGAACAAAATGTAAGTTTTGCGGATTTCTGTTTAATGGCTTGAGTACAAGTAAAAGAGCCAATCATACAAGATGGTGCGCGAGTAATCCTTCTCGTGATCGATACGTAGAAGGTTTAGTTAAAGCACGCGCAGGAATAACAGATGAATCTCTTGATAAGATGCGGCGGTCGATTATAAAAGCCCATGTTGATGGTCGTTACGCTCATTGCGACAAAAGAACGTTTTTAGGTAAAACACACTCAGAAGCTACTAAGAAAAAAATAAGTGAAAAGGCACTAGCATCTAATCACAGGAGGCTATTAAGATCTGTGAGAGAGTATACTAAGAAAGATGGTACTAAGGTATTATTAGATTCCTCATGGGAGGAAGTATTAGCTAGAAGACTTGATAGTCTTGATGTGGAGTGGATAAGACCCACTCAACCTATAAAGTATATAACTGAGGACGGAAAAACGAGGAATTATTTCCCTGATTTTTATCTTCCTCATTATGATATTTTTTTAGATCCAAAAAATCCAGCAGCTGTGGCTGCTCAAAAAAATAAGCTTGATATTTTAAAGAAAACGTTGTATAATTTAGTTATAATCTACAGTCTTGATGACTGTAGAAATTACAACCCTGTTGGTGTAGTGTAACGGTAGCACAACGGTCTCCAAAACTGTTAGTCTTGGTTTGAATCCCTCCGGGTCCGCCAAATTATTGGTCCTAGTTAAATCCAGTCACCTTCGCCAGAGATAATAATGACAGACAATATTGAAAATTCACCTGAGTTTCTTTCAGCTTTTTGGACGTGGTTTGATAACCTACCTAAGAAGCAAAAAGAAACTTTTTGGTCTTATAGCCATGATATGGCAAAAACTTTTTTTTATTTTAAGATCTACAGTAAAAATTAAGAAATTCGGAATATGCGAATTATACCGCCATATTGCTTTCGCTGGTGATTTAATCTGTCGCGAAGAGTACTAAGATTTAAACTGTTTATTTTACAGTAAGTAATAATATCGCTTACAATTTCTTCTCTACCATCTTCAAGAATAAATCTATACGTTGCTAGTCTGCTAGCGCGTTTTTTATTAATGTAAGATTCAGTAGTCATATAAGAATAGTCTCTATTACGTGCAGACCTCTTAAGAGATTCGATATAATTAGTATTAGCTGATCTTTTAGAATATCGTTCTTTTTTCTTTTCTGCAGACTCACGTGCTAGAGCGTCTTTAATCCTTTGAGACCTTTGAAGTTTGTTTTCTGCATCTAATAAATTCCAGTAATTTTTAAGAGTATTACTAATAGCTTCAGTATTACAGGGCTTATCGAGACTAGTAACATTAACTAATGTACCGTTATTGGAGATTTTTCCATAATAGTGTATTAGATACGTCTCTATCATAAGTGCTAGCGGTTCTGTTATATCCCGTGCTACTATATCGAGAGTAGGTTCTAGCCCTTCTGATCTAATACTTTTAATAATAACATTTTTATTATGTTGTAGGTTATTAGTTTTTAATGTCTCTTTTAGTCTATTTTTTGTACCTTTACCGACGTAAAAGATTTCTTTGGTAGTAGGATGCTGAATAGTATATACATAGAATCTACGTGTATTTTCAGGTTCTATATATTCAGCTCCGCGAGGATAAATTCTGACCTTAGAATGGGCTGGCTCTAAGCCCTCTTTAAGTACATTCAGTGCGTTTAGCGGGTTAGTAATACCGCATGTATATAAATCTAAAATTAACGTACCTTCTGCCTCCCACCAAGAGTGAAAGGTAAGATGGCTCTCTGCCAGAGCATAACACCCCGTAATACCGTTATTCTCCGGGAAGGTGTGGATTGTTTTCTGCAAAATAGTAGCATTTACGGTAGATAATGCTTGTTCTATTACCTCGACTACCCTATCATTAGACTTATTAATACCTTTAAAGTCGACTAAAATATGTAAACCTGTAAAAACTAAACCGTGTGTCTTAATAAAATGATCGTACATATTCATCTACCCATATACACTAGTTGTATGTTAGGTATATATGTATATATGAGTATTATTTTTATAAATAACCTCACTACTATTATAGTAGAATAGATCTACTGAAAGGGGGCGAATAAATGATCAATTCATGGGGTTATCACCTTACACTTGATTGTAAGGCTTGCGATATTCCTGCTATTAAGGACTACGAAACTATTTGGATGTTTACAAAGCAGCTTGTCAAGGATATTGACATGGTGGCGTTCGGTGAACCTCAGATTGTTAAATTCGGAAGCGGGGATAAGGCAGGTTATACCCTTATTCAACTTATCGAGACATCTAACATTTGCGCGCATTTTATAGATGAAGATGGTAATGCGTATATTGATGTATTCTCATGTAAGCCTTTCGAGGCTGATGTAGTTATTGGCCTAGTTCAGGAATTTTTTCGCCCCGAACGTATCAAGACAACCTCTATACTTAGGGATGCAAACGCAGAATAAGTATGAACATCTTCTATTTCTCTGACGATACGCGTCAATGTGCTGAGTGGCACCTAGATCGTCACGTCGTTAAGATGGTAGTAGAATATGCGCAGTTAATGTCTACTGCGCATAGAGTTTTAGATGGTACAGAGTACGCCGGAAAGACCAGGCTTGATAGGAATATCAAGCGCTGGCTTCTTCCGGATAGTAGAGAGAATACTCTATACAAGGCATCTCATATTAAACACCCTTCTGGGATCTGGCTACGTCAGAGTAATAACAACTATAACTGGTTGTATTCTCTTTTCTGTGAGCTTGCAAACGAATACCAGTATCGTTATGGACGAGTTCATAAGACATATAGCGAACTTAAGGATGTGCTTAAGAATCCTCCCAATAATATTAATGTAGGTCGGTTGACACAGCCTACCCCTGCTATGCCTGATCAGTATAAAATCAGCATAGACTCTCGTGAGTGCTATATGGCATATTATCGAGGTGCAAAGCGTAGCTTTGCGAAATGGACTAAGCGTCATGTACCTGAATGGTTTGAAAAGGAGAATGTATAATGCCTGCTAAGACTGGACTCAACAAGTACGGTAAGGGCCGTCGTAAGATCGGTAGTCAAAAGCGTAAGAAGCGTGCAGCAAATAGGAAGTGATTATGAACGTTAAGATCTATACACGAGATAATTGCCCCTACTGCGTCAGGGCTAAGGATTTCTTCGCAAAGAAGAATATTACCGTACAGGAAGTAAAGGTAGAGCGTGATATTGCACGTGATAGTTACTTTACTCTAACTGGTATGAAGACAGTACCAGCCATTTACATTAACGGTAAGTTA